GATGAGGGGATCTTGTACTTGAAACCATTGATGAATTTGTTGACACCTTTATCCTTGACGTATTGTAAGATATCCTCGAAAGGTCTATTGCCACGGTTACGGACTTTGCGCATATCCTGAAATCTCATGTATCCCTCAAACTCAAAAAGCACTCGTGCCACTTCACCCTTGATCACCTTGTAATCAAAAGAATTCTTACCTCTGCCTGATGCTGAGCCAAGTTTCTGAGCTGCCTGGACACGGTTCTGAATGAACTCTAATGCCCACGCGGCTAGCACGTCATTGATGATGTCTCTGGGGGTATCCACCGTTGATTATTGAAATACAGAGTTAAAAGAGAATGGCTTCAGGTGCTAGGACGCAAAAAAGAATTCTGCAAGATATTGGCATAAGGCAATGAACAATAAGAGGCCTACACTGTAGAAAAAGACCTCCCAAGAAATTCTAGGATCCTTGTGTTGCATAATCACAATATAGCAAAAAAATAGGCCACCACTTCTGGCAACCTATCTGCTGAACAATTTATAAAACACCTCGGTCAAAGAAGCTTTACTTGTCTGCCGTGCCTTTCTTCGTTTTTCCTTCTGACCACCAATGTGATCTGGCAGGATACTTCTTAAGGAAAGTGGCTTTGGCCTTGTCATCCATTTTCTTGGGATCATAGGTTTTTCCATCTATGACGATTCCTCGATTGTATGCTGGGCCGTTGTATTTTGCTGCCATCTGGTTTTTACTTAGTTAGTGACTGGGTTTTTAGGTTGTGATGGCTCCGGTGTAGAAATACGGGAATCGATCTCCAGCATTATACTTACCAGTGACGACATATCCATTCTTAGGATTAGTCTGCTCATCACCAGAAGTGTAAGCGCCTGTCTCGATGTCACCGAGTAATCTCTGCTCACCATTGGCATCCTTGATGATGATAAGCTTAGGGCAAGGATCATCAGATCCTATGACCAGTGACTTGAATGCGGACATTCTAGGAATGAAGAATTTGACTTCGACTTTCTTAGAGCTGCCATCTTCGTCACCTTCGGAGGTGGTCTTGTAAGACTGCTCATTAGGTGAGATAGCCCATGAAGCCCAGACTTTGCCTGTCTTCAGTACTATGTCGCCCTCTATTTTAAGGGTAGGGTTTCCATCAGTATCCAAGACGGGATCAGGAATGGAATCCACATCAGCTTGGTTGACGACGTAGATTTTATTTTTAAGTCCGACTGCGTTTCCTTTTCCACAGACGGCATCGATTGTATTCGACATCAGGTTTTGATTTTAGAGATTAATTTGAAAAAAAATTGGTTTTACTCCACCTCTACCATGAGGCTGGGAAGATCTGTCATGATCTTCTTCTGGAGGTCTTTGTCCTCGGCTACCATCTCGGCAGTTACGTCTCCTGTACCAGGAATATTGACACGAGGGAATTTCAATTGATATTCCTTTTTGTCAATTTTCATGAGTGGCTTGTCCTTGCTGGCTGGCTTGAGTAATGACGGATCATTCTTAGCTGCTTTCTTGATCAATTTCTTGAGCTCCGCATTCTCAGCTTTCTGAGCTTTGAGCTCTTCAGCTAATTCGTTCACTGTGGTTTCCAGCGTTTCGATTTTGCCTAACATTATAGGATCTGTGATAGGATCAGTAGTTGGCTCTTTTGCAGCTGGTGCTGGTGCCTTGGGCGCTGGCTTGGCTTCAGGAGCTTTCTTTGCTGGTGTATTTTTTTTTGCTGCCATGAGTGCTGATTTTTTTTGGATTGAAAAAGTGAGCAGACGCTAATTTCCCGGCATGGGGTTCACGCCTGCTCTTTTGCATGGGGTTTTATCTTAGGCGATGCCTTGATCGTTAGTCCTCAATAGCTGGTCGCTGATGATTCCTATCTGATAGCCTATCCAGAAATCTGACATTATTGCCAGCTGTCTGTAATGGGTCTGGAATCTCAATAGTGGACCTTCGTCAGCATAGCCATAGTGCAAGTTGGATTCAGGCGTCATCATCATGAAGTCTCCTGTTATCCCTGCACAAGCTCTGAAGGTCACACCTCCATTACCTAGGCCTATACCGAATCTGAAAGTGGTTCCATCAGAGGTGGTGTACTTACCATATCGCTCCTGATAATCTTCCTGAAGTTTCAGCAAGTGGTCAGGTGACACGAAAGCCGTAAGTGCTGTTTTCTGATACTGTGGAGCGAGTGCCTTATAGACTAGCCTTGCTTTTTCCACTGCATTGGTATTAGTGATGGCTCCTGTGACCACTGGTGTCAGATTACCGTCAGCAATTTCTTGCTTGCAGATCTCCTGATAGCCATCGACTACATCATTGATGAGAGATCCATCCGGCACTGTAGCCAGTCTCTTACCTCCCCAGGATGCTATCTCGTTTTCCTGAGCGATCTTTCCTGTGATCTTTTCAGTTATGAAGCCAGGGAAAGGCAACTCAGTAGGTGTCACACCTCTGGATCTCAATGCGCCCAGATAGGACTTATCAAAATTCTGAGGATAGAGCTCTATGTCCACCTTGCAAGATCTTGTCTCCAAGACTCTCGGTGTGAATTTCAAGCTGTCCGTCTTAGGATCGAAGGTGGTTTTTCCAGCTTGCACCAGATCACCTACAAACATCTCTGTGAGGACTTCTTTGCCTTTCAGCCCCTCGTGGAGCGTGGCGAAGGCGGGAGTGTCAAACTCCAGGAACATCTGGGACATGATCTGAGGATTGAAATCCTCAACATAGTCCTGGTATGCTTTTACGTCTATTAGATTTAATGACATTCTATGGTTAAGTTTTTTGGGTCGTTATGAATTTTTTTTTGAGAATTACGCTGAGGCTTTTTCACCTAGTCCCTTGGCAATTGCTTGCTGGTGGATAGGCATGGAGCTGTAAGCACGTTGCTTAGGGTCCGCTGGTGGATCCTCCGTGGTTTCAGTTCTTGTCTCAGGTGCAGCTGGGCCTTTCTGGAGCTCAGCAATTTCTTTCTTGAGCGCATCGAATTGCACTTGTAGCGCTGATTCTATGGTAGGCGCTGCTGGCTCTGGTTGTCGCTTGCCTGACTTGAATTCCTCAAGTTCTGTCTGTAGGGCCTCGAATTGCTCTTGCAGGGTAGGCGCTACTGGGTCGGGCTTTTTCTTGCCTGACTTGAATTCTGCAAGTTCAGCAGCCAGGGCATCATGCTTTTCTTGTAGAGTCGGTTCTGGGGTTGGTTTGGTATCCATTGGGGTTTTGAATTTGTCTGAAATAAAGTTTTTGAATGTGGCGATCAGGCCTTCGCTTTCTTTCTTGTGATAGAATTCAGCTAGGACTGTGAGCTCTTCTCCATGCGTCTCCAGTAGAGCAGGGAAGCGCTCATCATAGATGATCTGGTGGAGGTTGCTCAGCATTTGATCTTGAGTGCTGTAGAGTTCTTCAGTCAAAGCGCCATCACCGACCATGTCGCAGCCCTTGAGCTGCTGGATCTCACGATAGACATTTCCATATTCCTCTAATGGGCTTACCCATCCAGAATCTTGGTTATAATAACTGACTCTGATTTTTAATCCTGTACTGTCTCTCTGGTATTTCTCACCAGGGTAGAACTTGATCGAGGAATTGACTCTGGACTTGTCCTCACTGGCCAAGGCGAGAATATGAGAGCCCATACCTGGATGTGTAGGGGATTTATCTGCACTTTCAAATATCTGCAAGTCGCCTACCATCTTATTGCCATCCATTCTCACATTGTAGAAGTAGCCTAAGGCTTTATCAAGCCCTTCTCCGAAATTGTGACCGTACTCAGACGGTAACTTTTTCAGACGATTGGCTTGCTTAGCGGCCTTCTGTAGTTCTGCCAGCTCGATGTGGACGTCATGACCTTCAGCTTGTCCTACTTGAGCCATAATTACGTCAGTAATGACACGTGAGTCCTTATTGACGTTTGGTTGTGAAGTGGTAGACTTTCGGAAATAGACAGGTTTCATGCTGTTATTTGAATTTGAGATGTAAAATTATATTAGTGTGCAGGCGCGGGATAGGACAGAAAAATCATAGTTCTGAAATTTTCACTATCTCAAATGTGGAGGTGGATTCCATTGTGTCCACATTCGGTGCAATGTTTGTTCCTTGCTCATATCTGATTTCTATATCTGCTGGAATATCTGAGGTAGTTATATTGATCAATCTTGAGAATGAGTGTGATTCTTTGTCCATGCCTTGCAATGTGATCCAGTAGTCTGCCTGATATCCTGTACCCTCATAAATCATCGCTCTGATCTTGCCACTGGCATCTCCACTCAGAGCCAATGTGACATTGACTCTGTACACTCCAGTCTCATTGATTGTTATCTTGTCTGCTGTGGTGTCATCCACTAGACCACTACTCTCTGGAAATCCTTGAGAAGTCCAATCAAAAACGTGCTGATTAGTATCGCCAGTGGTTATGGCAGACGTCGTGGCATTAGTGATCAGGCCTCCGTACTCTGGAGTGAATGGCTTTTGCCAATCTACTTTTCCAAAAGCGTCAGCGGTCAAGACATCGCCTTCATTCCCCGAGTCATTAGTGCCATCGATTATCTTGTGAGCTAGTTTCACTTCACTGTCGTCCAGAATTATTCCTGGCCCTGAAGAGTTGCCGTAAATGCTCAATTTTTTATCCGAGACGATAGCTGCATTCTGAGCACCTAAGAATCCCATTCTTACTTTTTCTGTAGTGCCTGATTCTTGAATCTGCCAGTAAGATCCATTCAAGCCCACCTCTATGTCTGTGTTATCAATTTTCCAAGCACCGAAGCTTGTATTAGCCAAAGTCGTCACAGTGGAAGAAGGCACAGTACCACTGCCTGCATAGATCCCATCACCATCCAGTTCATTCTGGTCATCTGAATCACCGTCTTCAATATTAAGGGATAGCGTAGACCCGATCGAACGCTGCACGCCCCTAGTGGCATTTCCAGCCGTATTGGTTGTGAAGCCTGTTACGACTCCGTCAGCAGTACCTCCACCTGCGTCCTGCCACTTAACTCCATTTGCATCTCTTCCGAGGAACTGTCCATTAGTCCCCAGGTTGCCGCTAGCATCTTTGATGTAGCCATCCAGTTCTATGTCACTGGTGAATTCTGAAGTTCCATCTACCTTGAAAGTGCCTGTCGTGAGGTCACCAGAAAGCAGGGGAAAACTTCCATGTCCTATCACCAGCTTATTTGAGTTACTTGTAGCACCATTGAATGAGGAATTATTTCCTATGAATATATTATTCGATCCCACGGTATTGATTTTCCCAGCACCATTTCCCAGCATGATATTGTCACCGCCAGAATTGATG